CGTCGGCTTCTTCATCGGATACTTCCTTGGGTTGGGTTTCGCCGCGTGGGGTATTATAAACTGCATCACAGTAGGCCGTGGGACGATCAACCTAACCGCGCGCTTGTTTGGTGCTTGCCTCAGTACACTCAGTGGCAGCACAAATGGCTCCCGACCGAGGTCAACCCAAGAAGGCTAGAACGCGTCAGCTACGCGAGCCAGCGCAGAGAGAACTGGAATGCGCTCGTCTCGCCTAACGCTGATGGCGCCCTCATGATAAGTATCGGGCGCCAAGGTGACGACTTCTCCATCCGGCTGCCCAAACGTCATTATGATGTGCTCATGGGTTTGTCATCAGCCCAGTCTGTCACCTCCCGAATGATCGGATTGAAATACACGGAGCCCGATACCCTTGCTCTGATGTGCCAGCACTTTACTGGCGCTGCCGAGAGGCCAGCCGTAGTTGCACGTGTGGGAAAGCCTATCATCCCACAAGTCCACTGGCCAGCGACTTTCCACAATGATGTGCCAGAGACCAGCTCGCGTACTTACTCAAGCCCTTTGGTGAGCGATGCCGCCATGGCCCCTCAGGTCAAGCGATGGGAGTGTCTATCTGACTCCCTGGACGTGCGGGTGACCACCCCCGCCAATACCAAGATGCCGACGAAACGGTTGCAGAACTTTGCCGTGGAGTTTGTGTCGATGGTTGTGCCTGAGCCAGGGGTCGGTGTTCCGCTCACCCTTGAGGAGGCAGCCGCCAGACTGGATAAGCCGAGCCAGACGCTCGCCGTTAAGCGCATCTGGGAAACAGTCGATCAAGAGCCACGACGGCTGATTGAGGCGTTTGTTAAGAACGAGCCGACGACCAAAGCTGGGCGGATAATTTCATCATTCGCCGATATGCGGTACCTGTTGTCGTTCTCTCGTTATACGTTGGAGTTCCGCGACAGCGTGCTCCATGCCGAACACAATGCACACTGGTTTTGCCCCGGGCTTACGCCGAGTCAAATCTCCGACCGGGTCCAGGAGTATTGTGCGGGCGTGGAGTTTCCGCTGGAGGGGGACTTCAGCAACTTTGACGGGAGTGTCTCAGCATGGTGCCAACGGCATGTTATGAATGCCGTATACCATCGTTACTTTGGTTATGATCCCGATCTCGTGTCGTATACTGACATGTTGATTTCCTGCCCTGCCCGAGCCAAGCGATTTGGTTTCCGGTACGAGGCTGGATTTGGAGTGAAGAGTGGATCGCCGACCACTTGCGATCTTAATACAGTGCTCAACGCCTTCATTCAGTACGCAGCCGTGAG